ATGGAGGTTGTTTTACTTACACAAATTACCCTGTATTACCTACCTGCGTGCACAATATATAATAAAATTAAACTACAAACGTGCACAAACTTATATAAACTACCCACGTGCACAGAATTTAATAAATATAGGTAAACCTACTTACGTGCACAATCTACTTGCGTGCACAAAAATATAAAAAAAATAAAAAATAAAAAAATTAGAGAAAAGGGAGCATTTCTGCCCCCCATCCTCATTCCTATAATTACCATCCTTTTTTACAGCATAGTTTAATTAAGCGTTCTCTAATTACTGTAAGGTCTTCTTGAGATTTATCAATGGTTTCCTTGTCTCGGCTAGTATCATTAGCTATCGTCTTATGTAGGCTACATATTGCACTAAGTAGCATATATGCTTCTTTTTTACTTTTAAGTTTAAACTTCATTTGTGTAATTCCTTTGAGTTTTGAGAATCAGGCCCCTTTCGGGGCCCTATCTCTGTTTTGTGTTATGACTGGAACATCTCGGTTTGATTAGGGTCTACAAATGGTTCATCATATGTATCTTTACCATATTGTAATAATCCATCAACCACTATAGTATTATTACTAAAGTTAGCATTGGTTAGCTTGTCAGCATGCCATAAGACATTAGTCCCAGCATTTAACAAACCCCATGCAGTAAAGTCACCGTCCTCATAGTATTTATCCATAAGTTGTCCAAATTGAGTACCCGGTAATTGGTTACTACCTGTTCCTTTAGGAATGTACTTTTCTCTAATTAACTTGATTTCTGTATTGTCTATTGGTTTTTGTAACTTACCGCAAGCCTCAACAAACCTACCAAGTCTATGTTCAGATTGATTTCTCAATAGTGAGGTAGCTTGTATAATCTGTTCCTCCCAATTAACATTCTGAGCGGTATGTTTAAAGGTATGTCCAAAACCGTATACCTTAGATGTCATCCCATTAAGACATGCCAATCTTTGAAAGTAGACTTGAATACCAGCACTGGAATTACCATTGTATGAATTGGTAATTTCTAGTACCATTCCTATTAAGTCACCAACCTCAGATACAGATTTTTCTAGGCCAGTATCATTAGCATAATAGATATCTCGAAAGTCACCTTTATTACTAAAGAATCTCTTTTCATGTTTCCAGTCAATCATAGAATTAACCATTACCTCACTAACCACATCTACCAAGTCTTTATTGCTAACCAATAAATATTTGCTAGTTGTATCTTTGAATTGAGTACCGTCCTCACCTAGAATAGAGTAAGTCATCGGGTTGATAGTTCCATCGGGCCACCTATTCTCTACCTTTTCAATACTCATAAACGGGTCTTTATCACCTCCCCAGTTTTTAATAACCGGTTCTGTAACTACTTCCGATTCTGTAACTTGATTAGGTTCTAGGCTCCAATTAGGTACTACTTCTAATGCATTATTATGTTGCATGTTATTCTCCTGTTTGTTTTTTATTATGAAATGTAAATTGTTTACCTCATAGTACATTGGTCATTATGAGGCGGTTACTGGATCCGACATCTCACGCATTGATCGGATAGTTCACGTCCAGTAACCAAAATACTAATTGTCAAAAAACTAATTACAATTAGTATACGTTTCAGAGTTCAAAAAAGTTCCATAATTATTAAACTTTTTCAAAAAAAATTGCCACGTAAAATATAACTGACTTAGACCTATTTGGTTTTTCTAACACAATTTTTCTAACCTAGAAACGGATTGGGGGCGGGCCGTGTGCAAAAAAAGAGAAACACACATGCTTATATAATTTTTTTAAAATTTTTGGAAGTTTTACTGGGCGGGTACTACAAAATACTAAGGCGGTACTATATATACTATATATACTACTTACTACTTACTATATATACTATATATACTATATATACTATAGTACTATATATATTATATATATATAATATATACTATTATACTATATATACTATAGTACTATTATGAAAAACTTCAACAAACTAAACAAACTTAATTAAATATATATTATCTACCATTTAGATGTCAAGTGTTATTAAATTAAATCATGGAAAGAAACCGTACACTATATCAAAGGGCCAGAATGAATGACTTTCATATTGATAACGTCTATGAAAATCTAGAGCGTTGCCGTGAGATATCAAACGAGCTAAAGCTCACTGATCTCATAGACCCTACTTCAAAGCAAATAGGTCTCCTATCCGAATTATTGTACCGCATGAAGAACATGCCAGAGCTGGAGATACTAGACCTAAACCTTCTGGACGATCAGGAACCAAACTGATTTGGCACTGACTCGCACCATAAAGGGAGTCAAGCACTATGCCTACGAATCAGAAGAAGAGTTCCGTAAGGCACATCCAGATACTCCGTTGATTACTGATTGGAAACAGGCAGAAGAAGGAGACTGGTGCGTATCCGATGATGGTAAGATTGTTCAGATACTAAAGAAAGGTTGCTTTGTAGATAAAAAGAAAAGAGACAACGATTATATCAGAACAGTTATTGGAATGTTTAACCACAGGGGGTCAAGTCCTTTTGTTGGTACAATCAAAGATGAAATATATAGATTTACAAAGAAAACAGGATACCAAGTCAAAACTGGTGGCTACCTGACAGATGCAAAGAAAAGTTTTGCAAAGTATGTAGCACATGGTATGGATCCTGTAGAGGCGTATCAGAAAGCATTTCCCAAGACAACCAGTTTAGATCATGCAGAAAGAAGGTCAACACTACTACTTAAAAACAAAACAGTGAGGCAGGCAGTGGATAAAGAAATAGAAAACTTAATGTCAGAAGTGGGTATTACAAAACGATACCTACTGGAAACAACTAAAGATGTCATTGACAAGATAGACGTTAAGGACAATGACAAGCTTAGAGCGATAGAAACCCTGATGAAGATATCTGGTTTGCTGTCTACAGAAAAGAAAGTAGACTCTGTAGCACTGATACAGGAGTTTTCTGGCTTTAGTAGAGAGAAACTACAAGCATTTGAGCAAGGCATACTACCTGAAAAACAAAAAGAACTGTCTGAATGAGTTTTAATATCACCCCTCCACCATCAGAAATGGAGAAAAGAGATGAGGTACTAGCAAAAGCATATACCAATCTTATCTACTTTGGTAGAGCATTTCTACCTAATGACTTTCTCAAGAAGTCTGAATCAGCACCCTTTCACTACGAAATGGGAAAGAAGATGATAGATACAGCACCCGGTGCTCGTATCTGTAACATTATTCCTAGAGGTCACGGTAAATCAGTAGTAGCCAAAGCGGCTATCATGCATAAGCTATGCTTTGCCGCTGATGACCAGCAACACTTTATTGCATGGGTATCAGAAGAGCAGTCACAGGCTATTGACCACCTAAAATACATTAGATCGCATTTTGAAGATAATAAAATGATACGCTACTACTTTGGAAACATGGATGGTGGTAGTGTAGGTAAACGCTGGACAGAGAAAGATTTGGTAACGCCAAAGGGTGACAGGGTTATATCCAAAGGTACATCACAGAGACTTAGAGGTAGGGCAGAGGTAGATGTGCGTTATACTGGCATTGTGCTGGATGACTTTGAATCAGAACTAAACACTAAAACGCCAGAAAGGCGTGCTGACATCAAGAAATGGATTGTGTCCACAGTGTATCCCGCCTTAGAAGAAACACCGGGGAATGAGGGTTGGATATGGCTGTCTGGGACTATTGTACACTATGACTCCTATCTGCAAATGACCTATGACGGCTGGAAAAAGGCACAAGAGGACAAAAGAGAATATCCTTGGGATGTAAACTTCTATAGAGCTATTGAAGATGGAGAGCCTTTATGGTCATCTCAGTTTTCCAAAAAGAAGCTGGAAGCAAAGAAGCGTGAGTTTATCGAAGCTGGACTGGTTAATAAGTTTGCTCAGGAATACATGAATGATGCTAGAGATGTGTCCAGTGCATCATTTAAGATAGACAGAATACAGTATTACAACGGAAGGGTTGAATGTAAGAATAAATTTAACTACCTTATAGACGGTGATGATGCTATCCCAATCAATATCTACATTGGTGTTGACCTTGCGGCGACTGCCTCAGAGACTTCTGACTATCAAGTCATACTGGTCATGGGCATTGATTCCAGCAACAATAGATATGTACTGGAATATTTTCGTGAGCGTATACCGACATTCGATGTTCCCAAGGAAATTATCCGACTTGCGAACAAATATGCACCGGTACGCCGTGTCACGATTGAAACAGTTGCGGCACAGGAGATGGTTCGGGATATGGTTACGAGACTTTCCGCAAAAGAGAAAAGACTTCTTCCCGGCATATTTAAAGGCGTTAAGCCTCCATCTAGAATCAAAAAAGAAGATAGGTTGGAAACCAGTCTCGGCCCTATTGTTAATTCTAAGAAGCTGTATCTACAAAGAGAGATGACAGAACTGGTAGATGAGTTCTTTGAACATCCAAAGCCTAGAAACGATGATGTGATGGATGCATTGTACTATGCAGACTACTTTGCAAAGCCACCTAAAAGCTCTAGAACCAAACGGGAAAGTTTGTTGAACGAACAGGAAACACCAACCAAACGCATTGTAAAAAAGACCTATAGCTGGATGACTGGTGCACGGGTTTAAATCTATTGCAACATTTATCATTTTATAGCTAACATAGCCTAGTAAAATATTCATGCCAAGATATTCAAGAAGATCAAAGGAAAGACTAGCAACATGCGATCAGCGGTTGCAAGATGTGTTTAATGAAGTGATTAAGCATGTGGATTGTTCTATCTTGGAAGGATATAGAAACAAGGAAAGGCAAAATAAACTATATGATGAAAAGCGTACTAAGGTCAAGTATCCTAATGGCAGGCATAATTCTAACCCTTCTAAAGCCGTTGACGTTACCCCTTATCCTGTGGATTGGGAAGACAGGGAACGACAAACCCTCTTTGCTGGGTTCGTTATTGGCATTGCTAGGGGCATGGGCCATAAGATAAGATGGGGCGGTAATTGGGATATGTATGAAGAGAAAGGGAGATGGGAAGTTAAAGATAACAGATTTGATGATTTTCCACACTTTGAGATAAAAGAATAATGCCCGGAACTACAGATACGAAGAAGGCAAAGGTTCCATTGGGTTCTTTTATAATGAACTATGGAAGCTCTAAGATGTATCCAGAACTGGAGCCTTTAGCAAGGATGTTCAGTGCTGATAAAGATGATATGTCTAGAACTCAAAATGTGATATTAACAAATGGTGAAATTTATTTTCCACCAGATGCTGTTGAGGCAATAGGAGTAGAGAAATTGGAATATATGAATAACAAATCAAAAGATGGTGCTCACGATGCTATTGATAAAGAAATGGCAATGAATTTATTAAAAAGCATAAAGCCAATGTATGGTGGTGGAAGAATTATGCCAATGGGAACTGGTGGCATGTTAGACAATTATGCTGGCGGTGGTTCAATTATGAATCAATATGGTCATGGCGGTATGGTAAACAAAGACATGATGAGTTATAAGCATGGTGGAAAAGTTCATAAAAATTTAAAACCAGTTCCAAAAGACAATCCCGGTTTGGCAAAGTTACCAGAAGAGGTTAGGAACAAGATGGGTTATATGCAGATGGGTGGCATGGTAGAAGATTCTTTGATGGGAATGATGGGCGGTGGCATGGCTAACAAAGCCATGAAGGGTTATCAGGAAGGTGGAGGTGTTTTAGATACGATAAAGGGACTATTTGCCAACTTAGGAAGATCTTCTAATCCTATGGTTAGTCAGGTTAAAAGCGATATGCCATTGATGGAGGAACAGATAGATGCTCCAATGATTGATATGGAACAAGTTTCAAGAAAAGCATTAGGAATGTCTTTTGATAATTATGCCGATGCTATAAAGGCTAGGAATAAAAGGTTGACAGATGAGTATGGAAGTGTGAGCGGTGCTTATGATTTGCTAAGAGAGGGTAAAATATCTAATGAAGACTTGAATAGGGAAAGAGATGCTTTCAGAGCCTTTGGTAGCGGTGCGGGTTTACTTGGATTTCAAGAAGGTGGGATGATAGGCCCTCCATTACCACCAGAAATGATGGGACAGGCAATGAATCAGCAACTAAGTGATAGCATTGACATGAGAATGGCTAATCCAGAGGTCTATCAAGGGAGTACACTAGGTGCTGTGAGAAATCAAGCTATGATGTTG